CGCTGGCGATCTTTGATGATCTCAAGTACCAGACCGGCCCGGTGGGCGATCTGCTCAACGAGGGCACGCAGAGGGTGCTGGCGGGCGAGCAGGCGGCCCAGGTGGCCAAGGGCATCAAAAACCGACTGGCGGCTTCCATCCAAGAAGCGATGGGCAAGGAGGTGGCACCCGCCACCGACGTAGTGCAAGAGGACATGTTCGCTGCAGCCGGGCGTCAGGCTGATGAGACGTCGCAGCCGGTAGAGCTCACGGCCGAGCAACGCGACGCAGCTGAAGCCCGGCTGCTGCAGGAAGCAATCGCTGGCGGCGAGGTGCGACCGCCCAATGCTCCGATCCCTGAGCTGCCGGCCCCTGCCCAGGTGCGACTGGATGAGCTTGATCCGAACGAACCGATCACCCCCGGCAGCAGGGCGGCCCAGGCCTTGGCGGATGAGACGCGACTGGCGCTCGAGCACGCCCGGGCTGATGCAGCACTGCAGGAACTGCAGGAAAAGGCGGTGAAGGACGCCAACGACTACGAGCTGCTGACCTTCGAGGAGAAGAAGGCCAACGGGATGCTGGATGACTGGGAGGAGCCACGGTTCTTCCATGGCGCTGCCAGTGAGTTCAAGTTGGAGGAAGGCGGAGAGTTTTACAACGATGGCATGAACATCTACGGGAATGGCCTGTACTCCACAGACAACCTCGGCATTGCTGGCACGTACCAGAAGAAAAACAAGACCAGGGGCGTCGAGGTGAATGGCGTCACCTACGAGGTGGTCGAGAAGAAGCCGGTCAAGTTCTTTGATCTGGACAAGCCAGCAACGCCAGCCGTGCTGGACAAGCTCCGTGCCTCAGCTGGCTACGACAACATGCTGGATCTGATTGAAACCGCGATCAACGAGTTTGAGGGCACTCCATCCCTGGCCGAGGTGTTCGATGAAATGCGGGGGTATTCGCGGGAGTTTGTGATCCCCTCCTATGAGCTGCAGGGGACGTGGGAGAGCTTCAAGCTGGAGCTGGAGAAGGACGGCTACGGCGGCTTCACCCACCAGGGCGGCAGGTTGGCAGGCAAGGGCAAGAACCTGCATCAGGTGCGGATTTACTGGGACCCCGCCAACAGGGTTGACATCTACAAGTTGGATGCCGACGGCAATCGCTTGGAGGCTGTTGCTGATCTGGGCGAGGCGATCACCCCAGCGGCGCCACGGAGCGCAACGCCGCTTGCTGATGCAATCGAAGGCCAGATGCGGGAGATGGCCCAGTCCGACGCCCGCCTGTATCGGCGGACAGGACAGGCGATGGCCAACATCCGCCAGGGACTGGATGAGCTGGCCCCGGCGCCCGTCCGCCCTGCGCCCGTCCGCTTGGCGTTGTCCGCGTCGCAGCCAGAGCTACTCCTGCCGCAGGATCTGCGCCAGGCATCACCTCGCTACGGACGCAACACCATCACCTTCCAGTCCGACCTGGATCGCACGGCTTACGTGCTGGCCAACGACGCGATCAAGCCCAGCAAATCGGCCGCCAAGTTCCGCCAGGTGGTCAAGGAAGCAGGGCTCAATCTTGACGAGGTGGTGGCCCATGGGCAGACGGTGCGGGCGGCGCTGAAACAGGCAGCCAAGGGCAACCCCGGGCAGATTGAACTGCCGGCGCAACCGTGGCGGGAGCGCGGGAGCGGCAGTGCGCAGCGCTTGGCGCAACGTGGCGGCAGTCAGCCCAGCCGCGCCGATGACCTTCGGGCCCTGGCGGCAGCGATGCGTGCCGAGCTCTATCCAAAAGATCGGATCCCCGAGCTGATCTCCGCATGGCGAAAAGTTGTCGGCGATGAAGTGCGCATCAGGGTGCTTGACACGTACAAAATCGCGCCTCAGTCAGAGCAATGGGGCGGAGACGGATCGCAGCTTGCCGACATTGCTGGAGCCTACGAACAGTGGAAGGACACGATGACCATTTGGCAAAATCTTTCGCCAATCATGGAAGAAATACCAATACGGATGACGTTTAGCGATCTCCTGCACAATGGGTTCCATGAAGCGTTTCACAGAATTGTGCGGATGGCGATGCCGGACAAGGATCTAGCTGTTCTTAATACCCCAATGGCTCGGTTCAAGGCTGCACTGGCAATGGATGAAATGGGGGCAGAGCGCAGCACCATTGCCTACGACGAGCTGCTGACCGAAGCGGCCGCAAAAGTGTTTGTAGCCCGCAGCCGTAACATAGATCCAGTCAGCGCGATCCTCGATGACTTCTTCAGGGCCAACGATTCCGGTAAGGCCATTCCGCCCCGGGTTCGTGGCGCGATCACTCAGATTGCTGGTGCGCTTAATAAAGCTTATGACTTTATCGAAAAAACAGTCAACCTTTTCCAAGGCAGAGGATTTGAGTCAATCTCAACTGTTTTCCAAAAAGCAGCGAGCGGCCAAATGAGGAACGCCGAACCTGCGTATAAGGTGTGGCGCGATGGCAGCAGCAACGTCTACGGGCAACACCGCTCTTTCAAGGTTGGCATCTGGGAAGACTTCTCTTGGGACGGGAAGCCTGTGTCGTCACTTCCAAAAGCGTTGGAGATGTCGCTATCCGAGCTTCGCTCGCAGCAGATTTTTGACGCCCCGCCCACCAAGGTCAGTCAACAGCGCCTTCAACGCCAGATTGACGACCTCGACCAACAGATCATCGACAACCGCCGCAAGGCCGAACAGGAGGGCTGCTGACCATGACCGCCAACAACTGCGACGACGCTTTCCAACGCGACCAGGAACTGCAGCAGCGCAAGCGCGAACTGCAGCAGGAGCTGGAAGGCATCGACCGGCAGCTCAACGCTGCATGGACCCGCGTCTCGGCACCTCCTGGCGACAGCGTGATCATCCCCGGCCGGGATGGCACACCCCGCGAAATGGACACGGCGGATGTCCAGCGCGGCTATCAGCAGCTGGCCGCCACCATGTCATCGAAACAGGTGGATGACTTTGTTGGCCGCGGCCTGGATCAACGCACCAGACCGCTCGGCAGCGAAGGTCGCTTCCAGAACTACGACCGCCTGATCCGCGAGGTTGACCTCTCCACCCGCGAGGACTACGCGCGCTTTGCGGAAGCGCTTGGCATCACCCACGAACGGATCGCGCCAGACGATTTCGCCTTCGTCACCCGCCGCTATGGCAAGGAGAAGCTGATCGAGCTGGTGAGCGACTACTACCGGGATCTGGGCGCCAGTGATGCTGACCTGCTGGCTCGAGCAGCGGTCAAGACTGCCCCGGCAATCAACGCCGTGGAGAACAAGCTGTGGCTGCGATTCTGGGCCGATCGCACCAAACGGGTCTACCTCGACTCCCTTGAGCAGATTCGGGATTACGCGAAAGCCATTCCCGGTGCCAAGCCACCGCCGGAGCTGATGCAAGATGCCTTCCGCCAGTACAAGCTGGCATTGGTGATGGAGCGCCACAACAACCTCGTCACCAGAAGGCACGCACAAGCACTGCGCAGCCAGCAGGAGAACATTCTCGATCTTGAACAGTTCCGCCTGGACCTTGGCGATGAGTTCGAGCAAGGCGTGACAGACGCCATTGGCATGACCGGCAAGGATCTCGGCGCCGACGAACACTTCGCTCGCGTCGTTGATGCGATCGACAATGGCGACTCGAAACAGCTGGACTTCCTGATCGACACCACCAAGATTGATGGGTTGGATCCGAAGTCTCGACTGGACAAGGATTGGTTCAACACCCACATGCGGATGGCCACGGCGCTGGTGAAGGACAGCCAGCTTGGCAACCTCAACACGCAGTACCTGAACCTCGGCAGCAACGGCGTGATGGCCATTTTTGGGCCGGTGCAGCAGACCTTCTACAACGGCGCCCGCCTAACGCCGATCGGCACGCAACTCACCCGCGCCCCACTGATGGAAGCGCTGAAGGTCACCAGCGAGGCCCACAACTACGCCTGGACCACTCTGCGCTCCACTTGGAGCCGTGACCTGCAGCGGGTGTTCCAGAACGGCGTGAGCCACTACAGCGGCAACCTCGACACCTACGGCAAGCGGCTGCTCACCAATGAACAGGAGATCGCGGACATGCAGGGCATCCTCGACATGCCCTACCGGCCTGGCTCTAACTGGGCCATGCGGCTGGGCAACCCGCACAACATGGGGATCTTCACCAACAAGCTGCAGGCCGCGGCGCGGATCCTGTTCCTCACCAAGCCAGGCGGCACGTTCTACACGGGCATGAACCGGCTGGAGGCATCGGTGGCTGCCCTTGGTCTTTCCAGAGGCGAGGGGATCCAACGCATCAGCGCGAAGGACATTGACCTCTACACCCCATGGAAACCCGCCCTGCGGGCCATGGCTGGCGTGGATGAGGTGTTTGGCAAGTACCACTACCTCTTCAAGCTGAAAGCCGACCTCGAGGTCAAGGCGCGCATGGAGGGCAATCAGCTCGGGCTGTTTGACGACCGGACCAGGGCGGAATGGGTGCAAGGCCAGCTTGATGAAGCGATCTACCAGGCGACGCCAAGCGAAAGCGACATCAAGGCCTTCCGCAAGCAGAACGGCCTCAAGGGCAGCGATTTCACTGACGACGAGATCGGGGCGATGCTTGCCGAGCGCAACATGGCCGGCGCCCCGACCATGGCCACACCGGAATCGGTGGAAGCGCTGCGGTACTCCTCCGAGATGCGCTTCCAGGACGCACCAACCGGCAACCCCGGTGAGGCGCTGGATCGGGGAATGATGGGCCTCCGCCAGAACTGGATGGTGGATCGCTACGTGATGCCGTACTGGCGTTCACCGTTCATGGGCCTGCTGTTTGATCACCGCCTGGCCACGTTCGGCGTGATCGACACGATCAAGATGATCAACGCCGGCAAGGACGCATCGCCGGAACTGGTCGCTCGAGTCAAGGCCGGGTGGGTGATGAGCGGGGCCCTGCTGGCAGCGTTCGGCGTGCTTGACGCGGCCGGGCAGGTTGGCGGCGGGACCGATCCTGACCCTGACCGACGCAACACGCTGTTCGGCATGAAGCTCGGCGGCTTCCCGGTCCTCAATGTCCTGTTCCTCTGGAAGGACGTGAAGGACGCGGCGACATCGGCCCTGACCAACGACTACGACGGCAACGAGCTGGCGATGACAACCATGAAGGTGCTGACCAGCCACATCACGCGCCAGGCCGGCGTGCAGCAGCTGCATTTGCTGCTTGAAGCCATGTTGTCTGGCACGGAGAAAGCCGGAGAGAAGCTGAGCCAGTTCGTCGGCTTCATGGGTGCTGGTCAGATCCCATTCATCGGTGCAGAGCGAAATCTTGAGCGTGCTCTCGGCATGGACCGCCAGAGCTTCTACCGCGACGAACCGAGCACTGCCAACCAGGAATACCTGCTGGGACTGGACGACGCGACAGCGAAGGCAGAGCAGTTCCTGCGCAACTTCCTGATGGACACCATTCCATTGGCAGCGGGCGCCCTGGGGGCAAAGCGTAAGGAGGCCGATCACCTCGGCACACCGCGAGGGCACGTCCTTGGCATCAACCTGTCCCGCGCGTTCCCGATGTTCTTCCCGGCCGTCTGGCCTAAGGGGAAGGTCAACGATGTGGTCTACAGCGAGCTCGACACGCAGGACATGCTTGACCCGCCAAAGCCGCTGCTTGAGCGGAAGCTGGATGGCATCGCCATGTCAGATGACCTCCAGCAGGAGTACAACAACATCCACGGCAAGATCAAGGCGCCCGCCGATCTGCCACCATCAGCTCGCATGGGCCTTGCAGAAAAAAGCGTTGACGCGCGGCTCTCGATGCCCATTGAGACGGTCACCAGTGACGGGATCAGGATTCGCAAAGATGGCGGCGCCAGCCTGCCTCTCACGCAAATCCTTGATCGTGTCACCAATGGCCGCACCAAGAAGGAGGCCTTCTATGCCCTGTTCAGCAGCCCTTGGTATCAACGGCTGGAAGACGACGACAAGCTGTCATCCGCCCCTCCTGGCGGCCTGCCGCCGGCACTGCGCCGAAAAAAGATTGCCCAGAAGCTGATCCGCGGTGTCACCGACTACTACGACCTGCTGACGCAGGATGAACTGGAACGTCGCGCTGCAGCCGGCACCAGCCAGCCCGCCAAGGAATGGAGCGAGGCCAAGACCAAAATGACGATCATTCAGAACCAGCAGGCGGTGGAAGAACTGAGGGAAACCGGCAAGTTCTTGAAGGGGCTGGGCGTTTCGGCACAATAGGTCTACAGCCATGCAGACCTAGCCGTGCCCTTCTCCTACGTGCAGTACCCGGGCAACGGGTCAACGGTCACGTTCACAGTGCCGTTCCCGTACCTGCTGCGGGCACACGTCAAGCTGTACTACGGGTTGAGCTTGCAGAGCGGCGGGTACACGCAGCTGCTGGCCGATGGCGTCAACTACACCTGGACGAGTGCTACACAGGTGCAGCTCAGCGCCGCGCCGGTTGTTGGCCAAACGCTGAGCATCCGCCGCGAAACACCAACCACCAGCCGCTTGGTGGATTGGAACGATGGCAGCGCCTTGAACGCTGATGCGCTGGATACCGCTGACCTGCAGAACTTCTACGCCATCCAGGAACACAAGGACTACATCGAAGCGCTGTCGATCAACCCCAACACAAACGTCGCAGACGGGTCGATCACAGCCAACAAGCTGTCAAGCGATGCTGTTACCACAATCAAGATCCAGGACGGTGCGGTTACCAGCAGCAAGATTCAGAACGGTGCGATTGTTGACGATGATGTGAACGCTTCCGCTGGCATCGCGGCCAGCAAGCTGGCGTTTACTCAAAGCGGCACTGGCGCAACCAGCAGAACCGTTGATGCCAAACTTAAGGACGTAGTATCAGTTAAGGACTTTGGGGGTGCTGGAGACAACAGCACCAACGATACAACTGCTATCAGTTTTGCTAGAACCGCATTTCCCAATACATCCATTGACTTAGCAGGGGCTAGCTATCGGGTCACGACAATTCCGGCTGGATGGGGGGTTCGCAACGGCCTGCTGACCCTTGCACCCGCCAGCACTGACGATCAACCAGCTAACGAGGCCTACGGCTACGGGGCACTTGCGGCTAACACTTACATTCCCAAGCAGCACAGCTCTTCAACGCTGACATGGGCATCAGGCAACTTCAACACTGCGTTTGGCAATTATGCGCTCACGTCAAATACAACGGGACGCCGCCAAACCGCCATCGGAGCGCAGGCCCTCTACTCAAACACCACCGGTTTTTACAATACGGCAATAGGGCCGTTTGCCCTTTATACAAACGTCACGGGTAACTACAACACCGCGATCGGCGCTCAGGCTCTCCAATACTCAACTGGCAGCGACAACACTGCCGTTGGAAGCGGAGCACTTACATCGCTCACGACTGGAGACGACAATGTTGCCATTGGCGATCGGGCGATTGGCGTTTCTACCGGAGTCAACCGGACCATTGCAATCGGCACGCAGGCCGGCCAGCAGCACACCGGCAACGACAGTGTTGCCATCGGTCACCAGGCGCTGTCGGCACCATCCTCTGCCGGTCTCTACAACATCGCTATTGGTTCAGCAGCCCTTGGGTCGGCGACGACGGGCGCATCCGCGGTCGCTGTTGGCAGGCGAGCCGGCAGCGGGATCACCACCGGCAGCGGCAACACCGCCATTGGCAACGATGCCATGGTTGGGTCTGGCACTGCTATCACCGGAAGCAACAACGTTGCCGTTGGCAATACCGCATCAGGCGACATTACCACCGGCTATCAAAACGTCTCGATTGGCGCCAGCTCGGGAAGCGTCCTAAGCACTGGCTTCAACAACGTTTTCATTGGTCGGTTTGCTGCACAGTTGAATACAACTGGTGCTGGAAACACTGCTATTGGCGAGCAGTCGCTCAGCGCAGTCACGACTGGCGATTACAACACTGCCGTTGGAACTGGAACAGTCGGCGGCGCTGCCTATACCAACACGTCGATGTTCGGCTATCAGGCGACCGTTACAGGAAGCAACCAGATTCAGCTAGGCAACGCCAGCACGACCACCTACGTCTACGGCACCGTTCAAAACCGTTCAGACGCCAGAGATAAGACAGACATTCAAGACACGGCACTTGGCCTCGATTTCATCAACGCTCTGCGCCCGGTCGATTTCCGCTGGGACTTGCGGGACGACTATCGTTCAACACCCCCTGAACCGCCGGCAGATGATGCGACGAAAGAAGAGCGTGTTGCTCATAGCCAAGCTCTGCAAGAGTGGCGCAAAGCAAATGCCCTTGACAACCTTCAGCACGATGGCTCCAAGAAGCGTTCACGTTTTCATCACGGTCTGATCGCTCAGGAGGTGAAAGCAGCATGTGATGCGGCCGGGGTCGATTTTGGCGGCTATCAAGACCACAGCCTCAAAGGTGGCGAAGACGTTCTCTCTATTGGCTACGAGGAGCTGATTGCACCGCTGATCAAGGCAGTCCAACAGCTATCAGCAGAAATAGATGGGCTGAAATCTCAGCATCTGAAATCATTGGACTGAACCGGTAACCGCGCACACGCGACCCAGCTGGCCATTGCTTGCCAACCCGCTACCCTGCATGGGTGCAGTCCTCTTGCCAGCGTGGACCCAGCTTCAGTGATCGCATTGGTGAGCCTGGGAGCTTCCGGCGTCATGGCGCTCTGGAAGATCGCCAATGGCCTCGGGCGGTTTGAGTCCCGCACCACCACGATCCTCGAAGGCGTCCAGGTGATGCTCAAGGACCACGAAGACCGCCTTCGCAACGTGGAGAGCAAGCTGTGACCAAGCACCTGGCCGACTACGTGAATCTGGCCATCGCCATTCATGGCGTTGCCGTGGTGGTGGTGAACATCACCCCCACACCCAAGGACAACGAGGCGCTGGGCACCTACCGGCGACTGGTCGTCAAGCTCTACCGCGCCATCGAGCTGATGGCCGGCATCTTCAATTCCCCCAACGTCAAACGATGACTCAAACACCCACCATCCAAACCCCGGGCCTCACGCAGCGCCTGCCGCTGGAAGCCCGGCTGACTTCCTACAGCGTGGCCGGCGTCATCCCGATCAACACGATCCTGATGCCCCTGGACTGCACCTTCTATCGGTCGGTCAGCATCCAGTGCGTGGCGATGGGCACCACCGGTGTGGTGACACCGGAGTGGTCCAACGACAACGTGAACTGGCAGCCGGGCACTCTGCTCACACCGCTTGGGGCCACCGCAGCCACGATCAGTGCAGCTGGATTGTGGGTGATGCCAGTGGTTGCGCGTTTCCTGCGGCTGCGCCTCAGCACTGCCACCACAGCCGGCACCACCTCGTTTGCGGTCATCCAGTTCGACGATCGCCAGGAGATGTGGCTGGCCACGCAGCCTGTCACTGCGGGCGCCAGCACCAACATGATCGGTGATGTCGGCGTTCAGTACCGGGCCAACGCCACCGGTGCAGCCTCATTCGTGAGCGTCATGAGCCCGGCAACGCCAGCGGTGGCAACCGTGAAGGCCTCTGCCGGTCGCCTGCTCGGCTTCCACCTGCAGAACAGTGGGGCAGCACTGCGCTCGGTCAAGATCTTCAACGCCACGGCGCCAACACTTGGCACCACAGCTGCAGCGTTTGAGGTTGACATCCCTGCTGGCGGGGCTATTTCTCGGGTGCTGGATGGCGGCCTGGGCTTTGCCACAGCGATCACCTACAGCGTCACCTCAGCCAAGGGTCTGACCGACAACACGGCCACCGGCCTGGCTGCCAACGACGTGTCTGGGTTCATCGCCTTTGCCTGATCGTCATGACACTCATCGGCCCGAAGACCAAACCGCAGGACTGGGGGTTCCAGCTGGGTGACACCCATCTGGTCGTCAACGATCAGAGCGAAACGCTGACCGGTTGGAGTTTCGAAGGCACCCAACTGTTCAAGCTCACGGCATTGGCCCGTGGGCAGGGACGTGACAACCAATGGGGTGAGCCCAACACCGACACACCGCCTGGCCTCTACCGGGTGGGTTCGGTGTGGCGTGATTACGACCGCCTGGGCGATGTCCCCGGCCGCCAACCAGAGCTGATGCCGTATGGCTGGTACACGCTGGATCTGATCGAGCTGGAAGCGCAGGAGCGCCGCTACGGGCGTGCTGGCATCGCCATCCATGGCGGCGGGTCGGGGCTGGGCTGGCCCGGCTGCTGGCAGCCTCGTCAG